ACTTCTTGGAATGTTTTTATCACGGTATGCACGATAAGCTCTCTCAGCAGCCGCCTTTGACTTATACATACATTGCCTGAGCCAATCTTATATTTGCCGTTACATTTCTTGACTGGCATAATAATCTCCTTAAAAGGGCAACTATTAGCTAGTTGCCCTAGTCTAGTTAGCTATCTACACTATCCGTCAGTATTAAAACCTGACAGGAATGCCCATCCAATAGGATGGTGATACTCAAGTCCGGCCTCAGTCAGGTACTCTTCCTTGGTACCATCAATTCGGCCAGTCCCAGTGTTTTGCTTCTCGCCTTCAGCATAGAAGGTCGTATCGTCGATGAACCGATACTTGATGTTAGCCGGCTCAATCAGAACCGCCGTATTCCGCAGACTCGATTCCATATTGAAAAGCGGATGAGTCTTGAAGTACACAGTCCCGAAGTTGGTGACCCACTCAGCGATCTTGATACCATAGGCGACCGTCTGAGTATTAAACTCAAATTTCCCGTAGTATTTGATCAACCGACTGAGTCCCCTCAGCACCCCGTTGCCACACAAAGCCAATCGTTCCTGGCCACCATAGCGGAACATAACTTCCAGCTGTTCGTCCAGCCAATCTTCGGCTGCATCCAACCAGGTATGGCCGCTCTTGGCAGTTGGGAAGTGACTCACAACTCCATTGTAATCGGTATAAGTCGCCGGATACCCACCAAAGGTGGCATTGGAAATCCCTCGGATGGCCGGCACAATGCCCATGGTTGTACGCTCAGGTTGACCATTATCCCCAGTGGTTTCACTAGGATAGCCAAACAGAAACGCCTTTTCCATCTCAACCGAATGCATTTCCAGCGCCTCAGTCTTGGCCTTCTGATATTGGTCGCCAGTCCGCAGCTTGGTCTTCCGAGCCGTCCGAGTAATGCTCAGCGGAGTTCGGAAGATCTGCGTATAGTTGTACCACTTAACCGGATCATAGGCGATCGCATCAGGCATCACGCCACCCTCAGGGTTGATATTACCAACCACGAGAATCCGATCAAAATCGGTATCCGGATCACCATCAGAGGCTTGAATCGCCTTGCAGACGATATACGAGTTTGCTCCATTCGTCACGACTTGGAGCACCTTCGAGTTGAAGTTCTCGGCCAGATCATCCTCGTTAATCAAAAGGGCTTGGTGTCCAGCTCGGAAGTGCCCAGCCACAGCGGCTGCTACCTTCACATAGAGGATGTCCCCAACAGTTACACTGGAAGCCCCAGTTCCGGTCGACAAGTCAGAGCTGGAATAAATTCCAGATACATCTCCACCCTGAGCTTGATAGCTCTGAGTCCACCAGTTGCAGTGGATCGTATAGCTTTCACTATACGCCGGACTATATCTTCAGCCATCGTCATGGCTGCGGTGTACATAGTCTCTGAGGCAAACTGTGTCAAGATATTTTTGTAATCTCTGAGCTTTCTTAGCATTATAAAAGTAGCAACCAGCGTCAGCGAATGATCTTATATTAGGTTGGATATTATAAACAGTTTTATATCCACCTTTATCATAAGATCCAATCTTTCCTACTTTTATACCAAGTTTTTGCATCATCAAAGATACACTTTGAATAATGCCTAGCTCAGTACAAGAGAACTTTAGTTGGAAGCGGCCATTGTTTTCAGCTACACTTCCATCTGTATCAAAGATGCCAGCTATATATTCTAGTTTGGCTTCTCTACTACCAGTTATGATAGGATAAGGAACTTGTGTTCTAAATGCTGTGGCATTATTAAGAACATCATATACAACTTTTCGTGAGGTTCTAAGGGTCCAGATAGTCATTCCGCTCTTTATCTTTCTAGAAAGAAGCTTATAATCAGTTCCGAAAAACTTATTAAGAGTTTCTCGATATCGATCTATAACTTCTTTATTACCTTTAGAAACCTCAGTTATATACCAACCACCATTTCCATAATAATGATAAGTATAGTATCCATCACCTTGGTAAACGCCAAACACATATGCCAGCTTCCTATGCATCTCTTGTAACATTTCAGATAATTCTTGACAAGTTTTTCCCTGCTGATTAACCATTGTTACATTCTCCTTATTTTTACTCTGTGGTAAAGAAGACTTTAGGCAGTCCCAGCATATCTCACCGTTTTACTTTAGGATTTCGCCTAAAGGAGTCCAACATTAAACTCAGGATCGTCAACCGCCTCAGAGGACATCTTACTCAAGATGGCTGTCAACGGCGCCTGGCCGTTTGGATACAACTTGAGGATCATTTCCCTCCAGGACTTCGGCCTTTGATCAGCCACCCAATCTCCATTTCCGCGCATTCCAAGAAAAGTAGGCATAACAATTAGCTCCTATAAATATTTGTTTAAGGGGCAGTCACAGTAATTTCATCCGTAAAGATGAAGCCACCAAAATCTGCATTCAGCCAAAAGGTTCCAGCACCTCCATTATCGAGCGAAAGCTCAATCAGGCCAGTATCATCACTGACAATGAGCGCCTCCCCATTAGCAGCAATAGTCGTAAGCTCTGTGCCAGTATCCACGGTGATGCCAGTCAATGCAGAGACAGCTGCAAGCTCAGTGTCGCTGGTCCACAGGTGGATCATCATAGGCTCGGCCATGTTAGTACCTTCAGCATTGACTGCCTGAATGGTCGCATTAGCCGTTCCGTCGCCGTTATCAACAGCAGACACGTTCAAATCATAAAGGTGATCATCCAATATGATAGTGCTCCCAACATCGACAGCACTATCAAACTCGACGTCAGAGTTAAAGGTGAGCTGATCCTCCGTGACGGCTATGCCTGCCTTCATGAAGTCACCCACCCAAGTTGCGCTGGCTACTCCAGCAAGGGCTACCATAAATGCAAGTAGCCCAATCATCAAGTATTTGCGCATGTCAGATCACCTCCTTTTTACGTAGTTTCAACCACACCAGTATGGTCCAAAATGTGCCAGCTGACTCCCGAGCAATAAAGTAGCACAAACTCACCAGCGGTGTTAAGTTCTACTCCGGTGGAAATATCCACAGAGATGCTGGTCCCACCACTGACTGCAATTACACTCGAGTTGAAGAGCCCATCACCTTTGGACTTGACATCCACAGAGGTGCCACTATCATCGGTGAGGTAGATCAAATAGGTCTTGCCGGCCGCCTCAGCGACACTTGGCAACGTGATGACGCCCTCACCACTTGTGTTGGTTACGACCAATACATGGTCGTACGGCTTCATCTGGTAAGTCAAGGCACCGGTCTTAAGCTCCAGGTGCTTGATCTTATCCATCACCATCTCAGAATTGATTCGATGTTGCTGCACAGGAAAAGTCATTGTAAAAATCCTCCGAAAAAGTTAATGATCTATAACAGAAAGCATGTCTTCGACTTCTTTATCGAAACCTTCCAACTCAGTAGTAGCCTTCCGCCGATGGGTACTCGATGTACTCTTGTTGGGCAACGAGTTCTTGGCGGCTTTTCTCGCTTTGTCAGCTGGATCAGGCAGTTTGAGTTCCTTACGAGTTTCGGCTGCTACCTCATTGAGAAGTTCATCAAGGGATTTGTCTTTACTTTTAGCTGCCACCTCCTTCATCTTTTTGCCTACAAAAGCCTTGTAGGGTTTAAGGTCCGAGTGAGCGTCATAGAACTCGCGGGCTTTATCATAAGATGATATACTCTCACCAGCGTAGTGCTGAACAATCTGGGGAAGCGCCTTCTTAAGTGAGTCAAACATCATTTGCTTGAGTCCATCAAATGCAGATGAGGCCCACTTCTTGAAAGACTCAGGATCAGATATGATGTCATCCACAGAGGTATCGCCAATCGGATCGTAGTTAGCTACACCTGCGAATGGATCATCTCCATCGGGAGCTGGACTCCCTTGTTCGGGCTGAGCCACCTCTTCGAGCTTCTTCCTGAGGTACTCGTTCTCCTCTTTTAGGAGAGTTGCCTCGTCTTTGTTTTGCTCAGGCGGCGTCTCGTCCTCCTGGGTCCCGCCCTCTTTATCTCCAGTCTCGTCGACAGGTGTTTCTTCCTCACCTTTCGGCGCATCTCGTGATGGATCATCATGTTCAATCGAGCTAGTATCAGGCGCATCTGTATTTGGTCCATCATCTGAATCACCCCCTTCATCAGCTGGTGTCCCGCCAAAGTTCTGCATCTGCGCAATTTGTTCTTCTAATGTTCCAGGCATAATATCCTCCAATTGGTTAATTGTTAATCAAGTGTGTTCAATTATTGAACACCAAGAATCAAACCACAACCAAGTTTAATCCTCTTCTGCTCGTTTCTCCGCTCGATCAATGAAGTCATCAATCATATGGATAAATCTGCGAATGGCTTCAATGTTTCCCGAGATAACGCCCGCATCAAACGGGTCTTCTGTCTTCTCAAGAGCCTCCCAACGATTAACAAGATTCACATACATCTCAGTTTTGAAGTCATTCCAGATTTTGCCCTGCTTAAAGTTACGAAGCTCTTCCGCTGTAGAAGCAATCTCAAAGTCGTTAAGCTCCTGCAATAGCTCGAAAAAATCCTTCATATCAGCCTCCAACTGGTTGTAGATTTCCCCGCTCGACTTCGCGTGCAACTTGCTCATCTGGCATCATTCGGGCTTGCGTATTATTAGTGACTTTGACAAACTCCTCGACATTCTTGGCTCCCATCGTACGAGCTATATGCTTGAAAATCTTAACCATATCAAAAGAGCCATGCACTTCAGGGACCTTCAACATATCGGCGAACAACGTCCTCCATGCTGCTGCATCCTGATTAGTAGGCGTCGAACCATCGCGGACTATGATATCCCAATCGATAGCCAAATCAAAAGGTGTAACTGGCACAACAGATTTGTCGCCATAAATAGCCTTGAGCTGCTCTTCCCACTCGCCAGCCGTCGACACATAGGTTTCTTGGCTCATGAGTTGTTGCGTATGCGATGCGAAGAAGTATCCAATGTCTTGCATCGCCTGCATGGAGATGACCAGCGCCATGCGCTCGAGCCTACTCATGGCAGAGCTCCTAGTCCCTGAGAACTCTTGACCCGTCAGACGCTCAGGGCCACCCTGGCGCAGACTTCCCATCATGGCTTCATCAACCCCAGAGGTGTGGTTCATAAAACTGGTTATGAAGCTCACATCAGAGATGTTATTCTGAGTTATGTCTGTAACTGCAAGTTGAGAAACTGCATCCTTTACGCCCTTACCCCAGCCAGGTCGACGCATCCTAATGAGTTTGCCAGGCGCAGGTGAACGCAGATCATTCATGTTTAGTAAAAATGGATCTACTATGAGCATATCATTGATAGCCTTTCTCACGTTGGCTACATGACTATTGAACTCGAAATCCACAATGTGTTGGAGTCCATAAAGCGTTTCGATCCGACTAATGGGTGCGATACTATATCCATCGAAGTCCGGAGAACATCCGGCAACTGGATAATAGCCGTGGTTCAACTTCGAGGGCTTAGCCATAATCACAACTGAGTCACCCGCAACTCCAAAGAACCACTTCTCAGGGTATTCGGAATCACCAAGGTTCCAGTCAGCCGGAATCAGATTGATATACATCCAGATTATGTCCACCGGAGGTCGGACACTCGGATTAATTGAGCCCTTATTCGTAGTTCCTACATCCCTCCTAGAGCTATTATGAATATGGGTTGTAGCATCACCCATTTCTTTGACATACTTAGCGTTGAAGAAATCCTGATTAACAGCCTCATCTCCAAGGAGACCAACAATACTTGTTTCTTCGATCCACCCAAAGAAGTCGCCATCCTGAATGCGGTGAATACTGACATGTGGGTCGGGCAAACTCATGTAAGGATCAATATTGTCGAGCTTATTTCCCTCGTAGAGGAGCACATTATCTTCAGATGTCGCCACAGGGACTCGACCCATAATACGGCCAAGCCGTCCCATGACGCCTTCAGTCTCCTTGATATAGCGCGTCCCATAGCGCTCTGACCACCCAGGTGTTGCGAACCCAACTCCGTAACCCAAACAATCTCGGAGCATCGTATGCAGCGAAAGAGCAACCTTATGTTTAATACAATCCTGCTGGATTTTCTTCTCCAGCAAGACGGCGCCAATAGTATCTTTGGATGAGAATCCCTTATAACGAAAGATCGGATCTTGGACCAGCGCATTCATTGAGTATGTTAAGAGCGTCTCGAGAATTGCATAACTATACGGGAAGACAACACTAACAGGTTTGGATGGATCTTTATCTTGCAGCTCCTTCTCTTCGTCAGTGTGTTCCACATAGGCTGTCATAATCCGATCGATCTCGTTCCACGAGGAGAAACGCTTACTAATTACTGAGTGCGACTCATTGGCACGCTCAAGCACAGCGTCGACTATAGAATCATGGAGAGGGCTCCCCGGCTTGAGATCGAGACCATCAGGGTAGGGATAGTCATATGTGGTTCTAAAACTCGATCCAAGAACTCGCCTACCTGTGTTGCCATAAACAATATTAGGCATATTAAACTCTCTTAGGATGACTGATTAAATGTTATGACCAAAGTAAGTACCATACCCACAAAATTGCCACAAAGCAACAAGATTATAGTTGTAAGCTTATTGTTGAACGCATCAACTTTTTTATCCGTCTCTCTGCAAGTTTTTTCACACACAGATAGTCTCCTACAAACATCGTTATGGCGCTCATTACAGAACCTGTACGGAACACTGTCGCCATTATGCGAATGGGTGTTACTTGGCGTCATATGGCCCTCCAATCCTCCAGTGCTGGCTCATTCTCTAATTCTTCAAACTCTTCTTCAGCCTCGTCAGCATCATCTGGAGGCTCAAAGTACCGGCTACCAATATCCATCAGCTCCACAATATAGGATGTGGCATCCATGATGTCTTTGAGTTTCGACCGAGGGAAACTAAGCAGCTGAGCTTCAAGTCCCCCACATACTGCCTTGTTATGCCAGATGTAACCCTGCCGATAATAAGGAGCCAAACTAGCGATGCGCTTGTCCTTGCCGCGCTCATCCTTCTCACCTGCTCGAGCCTTCAGCCACACAAGCTCCCCATTAAATCGCCGCTCAACAGCTTCATTCCGTATCGGTTGTTTAATAAACTCATTAAGTGAGGTTTCCTCAACAGCGAGCACACTCGCCCCGAGGCGTCCACACATACTAAACATTTCGTTATAAAGTTCATCGGGGTAAAACATGCCTGAGACAATATCATGGATGTAGATATATCCATTGGCTTGGTCCAGCCCAATGCCAACAATCGCACTATGTGCTGAGTGCAACTTAACTGTTTTGGCTGGATCACATATCACGACAAACTCAACAGACTTGTTCATCGCCACAGGGACCGGATCATAATACTGAAAGAACTCTTGCTGAAAGACATTATCGCCCTTAGCTGTGGGAAGGTTCCGATACTCACGATACAACACATCGAGCATCCCATGATCTCGGTGATACTCTACCTCCTCGTGAACGTCAGCATCAGACATTATCTCTGGCACAAGGGACTTATGATTATCATCAAATAGCTCAAATCTGGCTGATGCCCATCTCGATGAGTCAAGCAGCTCCTGGAGGAGAGCATCCTCATGTTTGAGAGTATCAATATAGATTATCTTAAAATCATGGGAGTAACGACTAACAGCTTTCATGAGCACCGAGTGGAACCAAATCTTCAGGGCATCGCGATACTCCTTAGAGTCGATATACTCGTCATCTTCGAGATCATCAACTATGAAGAGGTCTGGTCGTTTGTTGCCAAACAACATACCACGAATTTGCTGCTTAGCGCCTTTGGGCGTAACCATTGTATCATACGCAACCCAGGACTTCTTACTAAACGATTCTTCAAATCCCTCAGCGGCTTTAGTCTTAATAGGGCCGAAGATCTTCTTGATTTCCTTGTTCATCACGAGATCGCGCTTCAAGTTCTCAGTTTGCTGCACACTCGAGTCATGAGACTTACTTACCCAAGGTATGACAAACTTCTCGCGGAATAGCAATTGCTGGAGAGCCTTCGCCCTCGCGCTGGTGGTCTTACCAATTCCGCGTGGAGCCGCAATAGCTATGTACTTCTCCTTAGAGTCGAACAACTCAAAGATGCCCTCATGAATATGAGTCATTGGCCCATCAAAGTTGTCCGGCAAAAATGTACGGGCAAGAAGTTTAGTTGATCGAGCACACTCGACCAGGATGTCTTGAAGTTCTGAGTCTATCATATCAGGCCCATTCATGCTTCAGGAGGTCAACCTCATAGTTCATAATCTCGCCGGTTTCTGGGTCTTCATATGTCACCGTTTGCGTGAAATCCTCTCCCGTAATCGCCCATCTCGCCGGCCTCCTGAGCTGGGGCAAAGGCCTGGTCGAACTTGCTCATTGTATCAGCTCCTGCACCTCATTTACCGCCATCCCCAACCGAAATATCTTACTTCCCGGATCTTCCATCCACTCTTCCTGATACCGCTCAATTACACCCCCTGTAACCTCGTCAGTAATCTCAGCTATTCGATGAGTTTCATCCTCAACCCCAGGATCACCCTCATCCAATTTGCCGGTAGTAATCCACTGCATCCGCTCATCCAGCAGGCGCTGCAAAAACGCCTTGGTCTTATCTGGATGCACATTCAACCCATTCAAAACGTCCTG